GCGGCTGGACTGAGGTCGAAGCCCCGGACTCTCACGCGGCCTGTGCCGCGTTCCGCGCCTATCACCCCGATAAGACCGAGGGCTTAGTGAATTGCTCCAGCATCTATGACGAGGAGAAGTTCAAGCTGACCGGAATGTACCGGGAAAGCAATTTCGGTTTCCGGTGCCACGAAATCATCACTCTGCGGCGCGAAGCCGCTACCAACTGAAAGGAGCTATCACCATGATTAGAAACCCGAACGACATCCAGGAGGGCGCAAAGAAAATCCGCATGCTGATCGCCGGTTATCCCGGCATCGGAAAATCCACTCTGGCACTGTCCGCCCCCAATCCCCTGCACATTGACGTCGATTTCGGCATCGACCGCATCGAGCCGCGCTACCGCAAGCCGTACATCCAGCCGCAGAGCTACGACGAGATCCTTGGCGACCTCACCCCCATCAATCTTCAGGACTTCGATACCCTCGTCTTTGATACCGGCGGCAAGCTCATTTCCCTCATGTCCCTGTGGGCTATCAAGAAAGACCCGAAGTATGGCCAGCGCGACGGCAGCCTCTCTCTCAAGGGCTATGGCTTCGTCGGTAAGGAGTTCGTCCGGCTGATGGACTACTGCTTCTATGAGCTGCAGAAGAACATCGTCATTGTATTCCACGCCACCGAGGAAAAGGACGGCGACAACACCCGCCTCCGCATCAAGGTCGAGGGGCAGACAAAAAACAATGTCTGGGAGCCTATGGACTTGGGCGGCTTCGTGGAGATTTACGGCAATGACCGCACCATCGGCTTCTCCAACTGCGAGAGGTATTTCGCCAAGGGGACGCGCGGCATCTCCGGCATTCGCAAGATCCCCGCACTCGGCCCGACCAGCCCTAACGACTTCCTGACGAAGCTGTTCGCCGAGTACAACGCCAAGGCCACTGCCGAGGTCGAGCAGAACGCTGTTGATCAGGCGGCATACGAGGCCGCGATGGTTGAGGGCACGGCCATCATCGCCGGCATTGTCGATGCCGACACCGCCAACGCCGCCATGCCGAAATATCAGGCCATTAAGCACGCGCTGACCTCCAACAAGGAGCTGGGCGTCCTCTGGAACAAGAAGGTTAAGGAGTGCGGCCTGTTCTACGATAAGGTGCTGAAAAAGTACACGCCCGCGCCGGCAGCGCCCGGAGAGGAGAAGGGAGCTGAGTAAATGGGACGCTACCTGATGACCCATTCGCTGCTGTCGTCCTGGCTCTACACCATGAAGGGCAACCCCTATGAGGATATGACAACGGAGCGCGACCCGATGGCGGAGTTTATGCTGACGCTGCGCCGGGAGCCGACGCCTACCACCGAGGCCATGCAGAACGGCATCGACTTTGAAGATTTGGTGACGAGCATTATCAACGGCCGCGGCGATCCGAACAATCAGTGGTATGCCGCTGCCGAAAAGGTCGCTCGACGGTGCGCCGGGGGCATCCTCCAGTACAAGGCCAAGAAGGTTGTCGAAGTCGGCGGCGTGAGCCTGCTGCTGTACGGCCGTCTGGACTGCTTGAAAGCCGGGGAAATCATCGACGTCAAGTTCACCAAGAGCTATGACGCTGGAAAATATTTCGGCAGTACCCAGCACCCCACCTACTTCGAGTTAATCCCCGAAGCGCGGCAGTTTACCTACATCGCCAGCAACGGGCGCGATGTATGGCCGGAAACGTACCGCCGTGAGGACGCTCCCAGCATCTTCCCTGTCATTTCCGACTTCTTCGACTGGCTCCGGGCAGTGGATCTGATGCAGGTCTATCAGGAGAAGTGGGCTGCATTATGAACGGCAAGCTGAAAGACTGGTCGTTCTCTCGCACCGGCGAAAGCGTCCTGACCATCACGACCAGAGAGAGCTGCAAGAAGCTGTGGGACGCGCTCGGCGATCAGGAGATTACATTCTCCATCAAAAGGCGCGTCATCCCCCGAAGTCTCAACGCGAACAACTACGCATGGTCGCTGATTGAGAAACTGGCCGTCGCGGTGAAGTCGGACAAGGACTCCGTTTACGAGGAAATGCTCCGGCGCTACGGCACCGGCGAGACATACACCGACGAGGCCGGAAACGAGTGCAAGGTGCTGTTCTCCCTGCGGGAGGGCGTCCCTCCCGCGCTGGTGGCTCGGCACTACGCCGAAACCGGCGTCGGTTATGTCGAGGGGAAGAAGTTCATTCATTACCGGGCGATCAAAGGCACCAGCGAATATTCCACGAAAGAAATGAGCGTCTTTCTGGACGGCATCATTTCCGAGTGCCAGGAGGTCGGCATCGAAACCGACACCCCCGAGCAGATCGCCAGATACAAGGAGGCATGGCATCCGTGAGGAAAGTTTATTGCGACTACTGCGGTCGAGAGACTGAGTATGTCGACAGCAAGGTCATCTACGGCAAGAGCTACGGCAAAATCTATCTCTGCCGGAACTGCATGGCATACGTCGGTGTGCATAAGGGGACGGATAAGCCCCTCGGCCGCCTTGCCAATGCGGAGCTGCGGAACTGGAAAAAGGCTGCACACGCCGTATTTGACCCTCTGTGGAAGTATGGCCGCTTTCGAGGCCATCGCAACGCGGCCTATGCGTGGCTTGCTCAGAAGATGGGCTTGCCCGTGGAGAAGACCCACATCGGAATGTTTGATGTCGGCCAGTGCCGCAAGGCCATCGAAATCATTGAGAAAGAAACGAAAGGAGACCGTTATGGAAGATACCAAAAAGACCCCAGCTGAGCTGGTCGCTGACCTGATGCTTGACCCCGGCTTTGTCCTCGTTCCGCAGGATCGCTACGAGGAGCTGATCCGCGCCGAAACTGAGCGTGATGTGCTGGAAGCGACCATCAAGGGTGAGAACAGCTACAATGTCGAAAGAGTTCTCGACGCCATTCAGCAGGCGCGTAGTGCGCTGTACCGCATGAAGATGTTGGTGCTGCGAAACGCTGACGAGCCGGAGGCCACGGCCGATGCTGAATAAGATCATCGTCATGGGTCGATTGACCCGCGACCCAGAGTTGCGGCGTACGCAGTCCGGTCTTTCTGTGACCAGCTTCTCCGTCGCCTGCGACCGCGATTTCAAAAGCCAGTCCGGGGAAAAGGAAACGGATTTCATCGACATCGTTGCCTGGCGCCAGACCGCTGAATTCGTCTGCAAATATTTCAGCAAGGGCCGTATGGCGGTCGTTGAGGGGCGGCTGCAGATCCGCGACTGGCAGGACAACAATGGCAACAAGCGCCGATCCGCCGAGATTGTAGCCGACAATGTTTACTTTGGGGATTCCAAACGTGACGGTGACGGCGGCGGTTATCCGCAAGGTAGTTATGCTCCGCAGGGAGGCTATCCCCAGCAGGGGCCGAGCTACGGTGCGCCGGGCGGCTCCTCCTATGGCGCGGCCTCCGGAGGCTATCCTGCGTCGGATTACGGCGGTGACTTTGCGGAAGTCAGTGAGGACGACGGCGAGCTTCCGTTCTGATATGGTCGCCCGGGAAACCGGGCGACAGCCCACCGAAGGAGGTGAACACTATGGCGAGCTATCGGAATATCAGCATGGACTTTTGGACGGACAGCAAGGTCGTCGATGACTTTACGCCCGAGGATCGGTACATCTATCTCTACTGCATGACCAATCCGCACACCAATCTCTGCGGCTGTTACGAGGTCAGCATCAAGCAAATTGCCAACGAGACAGGGTACAACAACGATTCCGTGGAACGCCTGCTGAAACGCCTGGATAGCGCGCACAATGTCATTCGGTACAGCGCGCAGACCAAGGAGCTGCTGATCCTCAACTGGTGTCGATACAACTGGTCGACGTCCGAAAAGCTCAACAAGCCGCTGCTGGGCGAGATTCGCAAGGTCAAGAACGATCGTTTCCGCGAGTACCTGGCAGCGCGCTACAACGAGCGCTCTACCGTAACGGCGCAGTATAACGCTGCAGAAGATAACCGCCCCGAGGACCCCCGCCATAAGCACGGCGCGCATGGATGGGTGCGGCTCACCGAAGAGGAATACGCCCGGCTGATCGACGACCTCGGCGAAGAAGAGTTGACGCGCTGCATCGACTACATAGACGAGTCCGCTCAAATGCACGGCAACAAGAACAAGTGGCGCGACTGGAATCTTGTCATTCGGAAGTGCAGCCGTGAACGCTGGGGCATCCGTGGCGGCAACGGCAGCCGGCCGAGCGCCAGCGGGAGCGCTATGGACGACCTGCAGCAGCTCCACCAGATGTACGCCAGAGAGGAAAGCCTATGACGCACAAGGAAATGAGCGAGATATTCGCTGTAATGCTCCTTGCCTATCCGAATGCAGAGGTTTTCAAGGGCGGCATCGCAAAGCTCGGCCCTACCATCAATCTGTGGGTGACCTGCTTGCCGGAGATCGACTTCTGGACGGGACAGCAGGCTGTTGTAAAGTTGGTGCGCGAGTGCAAATTCCCGCCGACTATCGCAGAATTCAAGGAAAAAGCCGAAAAGGTGCAGGCCGAAGTGAGGGCGCGGATTGACCAGGCGTGGAATTACCTCAAGCTCGATA